AATCAATCTGCGTGATCTGGCCGTACATCATGTGACCGCAGTCGGGAGCTGTGACCATTGCAGAGGTCGCGGGGAAGTACCGCTGCTCCGCACCGCTGTCATCGACATAGGTTTCGTCCACGCAAATCACGTTGAGGCGGAAACCGCCGAAGTTCAGCGTACCCATATAGGTAACGCCGTCATAGGGGCTGAGCTGCTGATCAATCGTGCCGATGATGATGCCGCTGTTGCGGTCGAGCAGGGACTTGACGTCCGTGAGAGCGAGGATCGCGTCTGCAACGTCGGAGCCGATCACGAGGTCTGCTGCCCGGAGGCCACGCTTGGACAGCTTGCGGCACATATTCTTCACGTCGGAGAAGAACGCCGCACCCTTTTCGTCAGTTGCGTTCCACTTGGTGCTGACGGTGTAGGCGTGATCGCTCGTCGTGTCATAAAACTGCACATACAGCTTTTCACCTTCGGTCTTATCGTCGATGTACGACTGCATCGTGCAGGAGTTGTTGATCATGGTCTGGACGGCCATCCACTCTTCACGACGGGTGATGCGAATGTCCATATCGGAAAGATCGTCACGCTGCAGGCGGGCGGCGCGCTGGGCCGGGGTGCTGTTGGCATAGATGGCTTCGCCGAAGCCGCGCTTGCGCAGATCGTCCTGCGTCAGCAGACGAGAAGGCGCGATGAACGCGGGCTGGTATTCGTGGATCTCAAAGCCCCGGCGTTCCATCGGAATGTCACCGGCGCGGGCGGACACGAACGCCGCCATCTTGCGGTCACCCTTGCGGTACTCGGTCAGCACCTTATCCGATGCAAAGATGTCACCGTCGCCGGTCGGGAAGTAGCGATCTTTGAAGAACGTCTGCCGAGGCACGATTTCTTCAGTAATCGCCATCAGGATATAGGTATCAAAGAAGTTCAGTTCTGCACTCATAGTTGACTCCCTCCTTAGTTGGCAGCAGCAGCGTCCTTGAAGACGATGCCGCGCATACGCAGATTGTCCTTGTCGGTCTGAGAAATGGTATAGCTTTCGGCTACAGTCACCTTGTCGGGGTCGAAGCAGCCGGCGGTGTAGACCGCAACATTTTCGTCGGCAGCAGTGCCAACCTCAACGTCATCGCAGAGGACGCAGTCCGGCGTCAGCGTTTCGTTGTTTGCAGCAGTGGAGCCGAGGATCACCAGCTTGCCATCACCGGCTGTGCCATAGGATTTGGCAAGGATCGTGCCGCGCTTGAGCGTGACCGCAGAAGTGGTCTGCTTGCGGATGATGCCGCCGCGTACCTGCACGGCAGGCACAACGTCTGTGAACAGACCGTCGAAATTCATCTCACCGAGTTTCTTGCTCAGGTTCGTCATAGCTTAGCCCTCCTTCTTGCCGAACAGCGCAGAAACCTTGGCCCTTGCATCGGCCAGCCGCGCTTCCGGGGTCTTCTTCGCGTCATCGTCTTCTTCCGCTTCCTCAGCAGGGGGAGGCGTTGCGCCAACGTCTTCGGCGTTGGACTCGTCGGCATCGTCCTTGAGGTCGGACAGGAATTTCTTGCCCTGCTTTGCGCGCTTCTTCGCGTCAGCCATCACCAGATCGGCGGCGGTGCAAGGCTTTTCGCCGTACTTGGCTTCGCGCACGTCGGCAGGATCGAGCAGGCTGGCGACTTCGTCAATTTCCTGCATCCGTTCCCGTTCGGCCTGAACCGCCGCATTGACCGCTTCGGTGTGATCGACAGCGGCCCGTGCAGCAGCTTCAGCCTGAGCAATTTCGTCCGGGTATTTTGCCCGGAGCTCTTCCAGTATCATAGAGTTTCCTCCTTCTTCGCCGGGATTCTCCGGCTTGTTTTTATTCGCCTCAACCGGGGCCGCTGCCTCGGAATCGACCGTAGGAATGTTGTCCGGGGCAAACATGCCCGGAGCGAGGTGAAACTGCTTGCCGCGCACGAACAGGCTGCGCCCATCCGCGCTGGCGGCGATACCGACAGGCTCGGCATCTTCAATCAGTTCATCCGCGAAGCCCTTTTCAATGGCCTCACGACCTGTCATGTAGGTTGTATCTGCCATCATGTGCATGATGACTGTTTCGGAAAGCCCGGTTTTGCGCTTGTAGACCTCGGACTGCATCTTATCCCATGCGTCCTGCTGCGTGGCCTGTTCCCGTAGCTCATCGGCGTTATAGCCGCCGAAAAGAAACTGCCAGCATTTGTGAATCATAATAATGCTGGACGGATTGACCTTGACCGTATCGCAGGCGCACATGATGATGCTGCCGCCCGACATGGCCACGCCGTCCACAATGCAGGTGAGCTTTGCACCGCTTCGGGAAAGCTCGCGCAGCCGGTTATGAATCATATTCGAGGCCCCGGCGTCGCCGCCGTAGCTGTTCATGCGGATTGTGATGTTTTTGCAGGAAGAAATCTGCTTGAGGTCCTCCAAAAACTCACTGAGCAGAATGTACTGCCCCTCGATGGGTTCGCCCCACCAGTTTGTCGGCTGCTGCTCGTAGATGTCGCCATACATGGTGATCTCGGCCGAGCTGCCAGATTCATCCGTAGTGGCCATGGTGTAGACCTTTTTGCTGATCGAAATAGCCGGCGCATTTTTCGTTTTCATGCCCGATTCCTCCTTCATTCTTCACCGCTCGCGGGCGGTGTGTTTCCTGCTGGCTGCTGCACGCTCCCGATGGCTGCGAGCAATTCATTTTCACGCGCAAGCTGATCGACGTTTTCTTCCCAGTCGCCGCCAGACATTTCGCGCGTGACCTGATCGTTCGTCTTGATGGCACGATTGGTCAACATCAGAGCGGCCTCGGCCTCCTTCTTCGGGTCGAGGGAGCCTTGCACCGGGCCGATCCAGCGAGCGCCGCACCACGCCTCGCGCAAGAGCGGATCTGTGTGGAAGCCCAGAGCATTGATGCGTCCGAGCGCAACAGCTTCGGCCATGAACAGCTCGTAGATCGGCTGGCAGAAGTCATTCACGAACCAAGACCGGCGCATTTTGAACGCTTCCCATGCCTCCAGCAGCGCACCGCGGCTCGCAGAATAGGAGCTGTTGAATTCCTTGATGAGTACGTCATAAGGCAGCTCCAGCGCCGAGCCGACCAGACGGCAAATTGTCTTCACGAACGTCTCGAATCCTGCGGTCGGGATATTCGGACTGCCGAAAACAACTTTCTCGCCGGGGGCAAGATGCGCTACCGTACCCGGCCCCATTTCGTACTCGTTGGGATCGTCGGAAATATTGCTCGCGCCAGCGCCATCCGGGCTGGCAGTCGGAACGCCGGCAATGTCTCCTGTGCCGACTTCATTGAATGGCGTACCGGACGGATCGGTTTCCGTTTCAATCCATGCCGTAAAGAAGCTCTGCACCAGCGCCGCCATCAGCTCCGATTCCGTGTAGCGGCGAAGCTGCAGCAGCGGCTCAATAACCTGTGCCAGATACGGAACGCCGCGGTACTGATCGGGGCGCTCGCTGTCCATGATGTGCAGGATATTCGGCAGGCCGGTGCGCTCGCCGTAGGCCGGGACGCGCGTCCATTCCTGTTTCTCGGTCGTGATCTGGTGCGGATAGGTGTTGCTGATGTAATAGGCAACGACGCGGCCGTTTTTGTCGACCTCCACGCCGTCGAAAACGCGGTGACCGGCGCCGGGCCTCCCGTCCGGAACGACAGCGTCCACGAAGCCGCCGTAGGTATAGCCTCCGCTGAAGTCGGTAGGCGTGGAAACACGGTCTGCCTCAATGACGTGCAGTCGCATGGAGTATGGATTCAGCGGCGTCGCCGGGTAACGCTTCACCAGGACAAACACGTCTCCGGACATGAGCCACGATTTGAGCGCGAGCTGCTGCAGAGCCATGAAGTTGTTCAGGCCGAGCGCGTCGCAGTTCTGCTTTTTACCGCCCCAGAGTCGAAATTCCATCTCGGCCTTGTGCTGCCATTCTTTTGCCGCCTCCGGAGAAAGCCCCAGCAGGTCGCGGTCGACGGTCGCTTTCAGCGTCAGGCCGGTACCGACAACCTTTGTGCGGTTGGTATTGATGGCGCTCGTGGCCACGGGCGATGCCATATAAAGCATTCTCGACCGCTGGCGCAGCGTGGCGTTGTTGCGGTTAATATCTTCGTTGGGCGAACCGCTGTCTGGGGTGAACCCCTTGAGCGCGCGCCGGGTGACGCTCGCGCCAGCTTCGCTATAGCCCTTGGCATACGGAGCAGCGCTCCGGCTGTGATTTCTCTTGCTCAATGCTTTCGCCTCCTGTGAAATAGAAAACGGACGGTCTGGCGGCGAAAGGAGAAAACTCCGCCAGACTGTCCGTGCAAAAGCCCTTTCGGGCGAATTGCTGTATTTATCATTTTCGTGGCCTCACGAAAAAGGTCACCAATCGCGGGGGATGACGCCGAATGCCTTGCGGCGCTTGCTGCCGTTCAGCTCCGAGGTCAGTTGATCGATCTCGTTCTCCATCTGCTTAATTTCCTCAGACAGCGCCGGGAGATCAAAACGGGTGAGCTGCCGGTCATCGATCATGTAGGATTTTACGCCGCCGTCTACCAGCGCCGTGTATGCGTCGTAGAGCTTTTCAAGCGCCGCTTCGCGGAACGCAAGCCGCTTCTCAATGATGATTCTGCTTGCCATAAAACACGCTCCTTACCAATCGTCGTAGTATTTCTGCCTGCCGCGCTGCGCCGTGCGGCGCTTCGGCGGTGTGATGTTCGCCGAGGGCGGAGCAGGCACACGGACACCGGAAGCAGCCTTGATCTGGCGGTCGATCTCATCAAGATTCTTGGGCAGAGCCTTGAACGCGGCCAGTGCGTAGTTGCGGCAGTCCAAAGGCTCGTTGCGCTCGTGTCCGGGAATCTTCTTCCACGACCACGGCTGCTTCTTGTTCGGATCATAAACCTTCGTTTCCGATAGCAGGCCCGCAAAATAGGTGCTGCCGTAATCGTCGCGCTTCGGAAAATGGCAATATTTCTGTCCGGGCGTCTGTACGCGCAGATTGTCCATGATGATTTCCTTTCCGGAATCGACGCCGAGCTGATATTGCCAGCAGGTGCCGACAGCGATCTGATTGACGAAGATCTTCTGCTTTTTCGGCGGCGAGATATAGGGCTTATCCTGTCCTGGCATACCTTTGATGCAGAATACCTTCTTGCTGATTCTGGCGTTGCATTGAGCGCGAACGCTCTGCGTGAAGTGACCGCCCTCATCCACGAAGGACATAGACACCCGCAGGCCGACGCCGTTCTCAAAACGCATCACACGGTCGAACACAACTTCATCGAGTTTGTTCCATGTGGCGTCATCATCTGGGCGTCCCATGACGATTCCTTTTTCAATGCCCCATGTTTCGCCGAAGAACCCGTGCCCGACGATCTCATACTCCATGCGATCATCCTGCGTATCAACGCCAGCCGTCAAAACGAGGACGCCCGGCGGCAGCTCGACCGGCTCACCGTTTTTGTCCTTGCCGTAGTCCTCACGGCGAGCGAGCAGGGAATCCTCATCCTCGATGTCACCGCGATCTTCCCACGGCTCGCCGAAGCAGGTGTTGAAAACGACCTGCATCTTCTTCGTGCTGCCGAGCGCATTGAGATATTTCAGAACAATAGACTCCCACGAAGCCCACTGGCTGACGAAAGCGTTCAGCCAGAAAGAACGGGTTCCTTGGCCGTAGGCTTCCGGATTCTCGGCAATCCATTTTGCCGGGGCACGTTTCATTTCCGCTTCCGTGGAAATGCAGCCGCAGCCGGGGCAGGTGTAGTACACCTTCTTGACCTTGTAGGTCTTCTTGTGAGATACGATGATTTCGTC